GATCTGCTGAAGCTGAGTGATAACCCGGAGGAACAACTGGCTATTGTGAAGAAAGCAACTGCCAGTGGCTGGAAGAGTTTTTACCCGAACAGGAAGCAAGAGAAGAAAAAAACTCAGAAGCAGAAGACTGGATTTAATAACTATACCAGTGGTCGTGATTATGACATGAACGCATTGGAGCTACAGATGCTAGGAGGAAATAATGAGTGAGATTGAGAAAAAGGAAGAGTGGTATCTAAATATTGATTATCGGGAAGCAAAAGAGATTATCCGGAATAAGCTGCAGGGTATGACACAGAACTTTATCGGAATCGGATTCTATCTCAGGCAGATTAAAGAGACAGAAGGATTTCAGAAAGACGGATATGCAAGTGTTTACGAATTTGCCGAAGACCAGTATGGAATCAAGAGATCTACAGCGATCCGCTGGATGCAGATGAACGAGAAGTTCTCCCAGGGAGGATATAGTCCATTCCTGGATAGCGGTTATAAGGATTTCGGTAAGAGCCAGCTCCAGGAAATGTTATATCTGGACAGTGAGCAGTTGGAGGAAGTAAAGCCGGAAATGACAGTCCGGGAAATCAGAGAGATTCGAACACCGGATCCGGAACCCGAAGAGCAGCTTCCCGGTCAGATGAGCGTGGAAGATTTTCCAGAAGTTATGCCGGAGCAGGAAGAAAAGACAAAAGTAGAACTGCAGAAGCCGACAGAAGAAGTATGGGAATACTTAAATGCATTTGCAAGAGGATTTATAAAACTTCGCAAGAATTGGTTCCTGGAGAACTATCAGAACAGAGTTATGGATGTGACTACAAGTCCTATACTGATCAGACAGGAATTCTGTGAAGGGAGAAGCAGAACCCATTATTTTGAAATTAGAGAAAAATCAGCATTTATTAATCTCTTTGATGATTATATCCAGGTTTTTTCGGTAAATTGTGACTATCTGGGTGACTACGACTGGTTCTACCTGGCAGCAGCCATACAGTCCATGTGGAATGTAGTCGCAATAGAAGAGGCACAGCAGAAGATTGAAGAACAGCCGAGTGAGGAAGTGTGCGACGTCGCACAATCGGAAAATACAGATTGCAAACCAGAACAGTCAAGTTGTCCTCCAGGACAGACAAGTTGTCCGAGAGAGAACTGGGGAACTTCAGACGAGGACCAGTTACAAGGATGGAGAGAATGCGCAGCTTGCTGGAATCATTACAAGAAATTGCATGAGCATGATGAAGAGATTCCCAAAGAGGAAAATGTGGGAATTGAAATTCCTCAGGACATAATGGAAGAAGTAACAGAGCCTGTGGAGGATTATCAGGAGATTTCGGAAGAAAATGAACCGGTCATTGTGGAACAGCCGGAAGGTATTGCAATTGTTGATGCTCCATCAGAGCCAGAGTTGTACGAAGAAGTATCTGAGAAAACCGATATCGATATTGCAAGGGAAGAGAATCTGAAAGCCCGGATGTATCTGGAGATGGCTGAAAAAGAATTCAGTCAAAATGATATCAGAGTCCGGAAGCAGAAGATATTAGTTGCAGCACTGGCAGGATATATCCATGACCTGGATATGGTATTGAATCCTCCGGAAGAACCAGAACAGCCGGAACTTCCAATGTTCCGAAACAATGACCAAAGAAAAGAGTGGCTGAGAAACCATAGAGACTGGGGAGTCTGGTACACAGATGAACATATCGGCTGCACCTACTACAAATATGATTTTGAAAATGGAGCAAGACTTATTGCTGAAGAATACGAAAGCAAGTATACAGACTATGTATCCTATCTGCATTTGATTAATGGACAAAAATCCCCACGAGGTAAAAATGGTCAGACAAAATGGACAATACATGATTGCTACACAAAATATCCAAACAGCGAATCTGAGTTGGTAGAGTTTTTGAAGTGGATTCAGAAGGGAGAGAAGTAGATGTTTACAGGAGTTAATTTTGAAAAAGCAATAGATTACTACAAGAAGGGTAAGGAAGTTATAGTACTTGATAGAAATTCGCTTGGAAAGAACGGAAAATCTGGATACGATACATTTCCGTTTTCAGAGCTTGGAGAGAATTTGGATTTCCTGGTAGATGTTCCTGCAGTACCAAATCCGGAATTTGAACAGGCAGTACAGGATATGGTTGAGCCTGATCAGAATGAGAACGATACTGAAGGGGACGAACAGCTCCCCCCCCAGACCAACCGGAGAAGAAACTGGAAAAAGAAATGGTAGCAGCTCCGGGGAAGATGAGCAGGGAAGAAAAAAGTAAGATCATTCGTCCGTTGATCAAGAAAGGCTTGAAGAATAAGGAGATTGCTGAGCGCACAGGAATTCCACTTGGAACAGTCAACGGTTTATCAGGACCTATCAGGAAAGAGCTAAAGAATCCGGTAAAGGCGGAAATGATTAAGTCCGGAGATAACTCTGACCGTCATAAATGCAGGACATGCCAGTATCGCCACAGTGATGCAGGTGGTTGTGATTATTGCATCCACACCGGAAAAGAGCGAGGTTGTGATGTGGAAGTGTGCGATAAGGCAGTGGTAGGAGAAAGATTGACTAAGAAATAAGGAGGAAGAGTAGATGACGAGAGAGCAATATAAAAAATACGATAAAATCCTGGAAGAGTTGCGACCAGTGAAGTGGTTCTTGAACTGGTGTGGTGACAGGTATAAGGACAAAAGCGTAAGTAAATATAGATTTAGAATCATTACAAAAGCGAAACAGTTCTTTTTGTATAAAGATATTTATTTTGCGAGAGATAAAGAAATTGAGATTCCCAAAGATTTACAAAAACGAATTGTGGAAGTAATTGAACAATGGGTAGATGAAAAAGAACAGGAATTAAAAAATATATAAGGCGGGAGAATGATGAATAATACAGAGCTTATAGAGCGTTTGGTGGAACTGGAACGCTCAATGGTTGAAAAAAGAGATGCTGATATAAAAGCGTTTGAGGAGAAACAAAAGCGAGAGCTTGCAGATTACGAGCTTAAGAAAACATGGGAATTAAACGGATATAGTCAGGCATTAGTAGATGTCACAGATATTTTGAGAGGAGAATCACAAAACGACGAAGGAGTTGAGGACGATACTCATTAAATTAATATATAAAATCCTGAAAAAACTTATTGATAATTGCGATAAATTCTACTTGGAGGAAACAGATCCGGACGTGATAGAGGCGAAAGAACTTCTTGGTAGAGTGGAAAAAGCTATGAAAGCAAAAGGAGATGATGCTAATGCACATCAGTAAAGACCAGCGCCTCGATGCTATATCAGGTCGTGATCAGATGGCAGAAAAGCCACCAACGGAAGAAGCAAGCAAACGCTTCCGGACACCGGTGTGCTACGAAATCTTAGATTATCTGGCAAGGCAGAAGGCGAAAAGGAACAAGATTGATACAGGGGAGGAGATAGGACGTGGACAAGAATGTTCTGATCCAGTACGTGGAGATGAAGGAAGAAATAAAAGATCTGAGGAGACGGATTCATGAGAACGAGAGAGAACTAGCAAAGCTGGAGAACATGATTGTCACGGACTCTGTGACTAGAGGTAAGCGAGGAAAGAAGCCACTCGGAACAGTCAAGATCACGGGCAGACCGACAGTAGCTATTGCGCTAAAGCAGAAGTTGTTGAAGAAACGAAATGACAGGCTGATGGCTTTGGAAGCGGAGCTGATGGAGCTTACGAACCAGGCAGAGGAGTACATAGAGACGATACCGAAGAGCGAGCTGAGGATTATATTTCGGCTGTATTACATCGATGACCTGACTTGGTATCAAGTAGCATTGAAGATGAACCAGAAATTCCCGAAGAGGAGGATTAAGTACACAGAGGATAATTGTCGGATGCGACATAACAGATTTTTAGAAAAATTAGAATAAATGTTCGGCAATGTTCGCTTAAAAAGTGCTAGAGTATAAACTGAACTTAGTGAAAAGACAGTTTTCCACGTTGAGTTCACTTCCTCAAAATACATAAAACCCAGAAGGAACGGCTTGGCAACAGGTCGTTCTTTTGTTGCACAATGTCGTATTTTAAGATATTATGAGGGTAGGTTTTTGTATGTATAGAGGAGGTAGAAAAATGAATATAGAGATTTGTATTAATACTAATAATTATAGCGGTAAAGATGTCCAAATAGATTTAAAAGATATTATGGATTTTACAAGAAACATGTATGTTAAAGGGAATTGTGAAGCTGTAGTAAAATTTGAATGTATGCCGGCGGCAGTCTATCCAGATTTAATACAAGTTGTACTAAAAAATATGGACCATGGACTTCAAATTATAGGAGATATTCTTACTCTCAAAGAACTTTTAAAAATAATTTTAGAGTTTTTGAAAAAATGTATTGGGTACGAGAAAGAAGTTGTGCTTGATGATAATAATGGGGATATTGTTGAAATTACAGACGAAACTACAGATGAGGAGTTACAAGG